CGAAAATGTGCTGTGTGCATGAAGCCCGACAAATCTGTCAGGAGGAATAATATTGTTTATTGACAAATTGTCACCTTTCTGTTTTTATTTATTGTAATATATTAATATTTAATTTACACGAATTAATATTACTAAGGATCATAAATGAGCAAACTAAATAGAAGAGAGTTCAAAGAGTTATTGACTGAATGGAAACAAAACTTTATAAATGAAAGAACTGTCAATACAAATTTAGTTGATTTTAAAGGGTTAACGCCTACACAAAAAGATTATGTCAAAAAAGTCCCAATTGATTTAAATTTATATGCTATCGGAGATTTTTCTATAAGTGAGCATACATTTGGTAGCTTTATGCATGATGTTATGTCTAGGAGCAAAAGCGTTTACAAAACCTACGAAAGTAGCATTATTCTTCATAAAAATAGTATTATAGAGATTCTAGAGATATTAGATTTAGTTTTCAATGATCTTCTTAATAAAGAGAATTTGTTTTATAAAGATACAAGTATGAATAACGTAAAGGTTGAAGAAAAAAAACAAAACATAAAAGCGCAAATAGCCCAGTCAAAAAGAGACTTACAAAGATTAGCTAGCGACAATGTTGGTCTCATGATATACTTCCCTAGAATGATTAATATGGTTGATGAAATGGCTAGTGGATCGATCAACAATATACTTAATATTTCTGATCAAAAAGTGTGGAAGAGTCACTTACAATGGGAATTAAAGCATGATGTCTTTCATTACTTTGAAGATATACTTGACAAAGAAAGTTTTATGCCTTATATCGAGCTTAGAGATTTATTTAGAGATAAAAAGAATCTAAACATGATCATTAGAAAATTTGTTGTAGAAGGTGCCGACGGCGGGAAGTCAGATGACGGTTTGACAAGATTAGGCAGCAGTGTAGGAGATGGTGATAACTTTGCAAGTGTAGCACACCATATAAGATCTTTGCCAAATAACGAAAAAGGAATAGAAGCTTTTTTAGATCAATGCTTAAACATTACGTCAGAAATTTCTCAAGAAGATATAGAATATTTAAAACTGTTTTTTAGTAAAATACACATGTGTTACAACTTTATTGGAAGCTTTTTAAAAGATAGGATATTACTTCAAACATACTCGCATGGATAGATAAAAACAGGACAAATCTGTCTGGTGGTTTTATTAAATCAATTGACAAATTATATACCTTTCTTGTTTTTATTTATTATATTTAATTAATATTTAATTTACACGAATTAAATTACAAAGGAAGTGATAGTGAATATTAAACTGCTTAGATCATTTATTAGAGAGTCTTTAGGTAGAGAAATTATGTCAGACCCACAATCACTTGCAGGTCAAGATACAGCAGCACAAATTCAAAGAGAGTTAACAAAAGTCAAAACTATTGACAAGTCAAAGTTACCTGTAGAAGAAGTCTTAAAAGAGTTGATTCTTGCTGCAGGCCCTAACACATACATCAGATATCAGAATAAATTCGATGATGGTGACGCCGCACCTGACCTTGAAGTAAGTCCAAATGTACAATTCCAAACTCCTCATGGAATTTATGGCTATCCGTTAGACCAAAATAATCTATTGAGTCTCGTTACAAATGGTAAACCTACAAATGCAGACTTTGCAGTTAGTCACATGTTTTTTCACGTCTATAAAATAGACACATCAAGAACAGTTAATGTTGCAGCAGATAGCAACAAAAAAAATATAGTACAAGGAAGGTATTCTAAAAAAAGAAAAGTAATTGATGATATTGCTGAATGTGTTAGACTTTCGATTGGACTAGTAAGACAAAACAGATCTGAACTGGCTGATGAACGTGTCTACGAAAACTTTGAGCAAGACATTAAAAAGTTAGATGTTATTGAGTATGGAAAAGGTATTGAAGTAGATGAATTTTACGAAAAATATTGTCACTTTGTAAAAGAAGTCGGTGACAACACACAGTCTATATTTGAAATTTATAAGTTTGAAATTGCTGAATCTATTTATGAAAGAGAAAGAAAAAGAATTAGCGTATATTCAGATGCAAGTAAACAGTATCTTTATTTTAGAATATTGAAGTGTGCAATAGACATGATTTCGTTAGCAGTTTCAAGAATTAATAATACAAGTAAAGGTCAATACTTCTCTTTGTTGCTAAAATCAGTTGGAATTTCTGGCATTACAGATCAAGAGACAGGAACAATTCACGCAAGTGAACCAAGCCAGTCAGTTTCTTTCGACTTTTCAGGTAATACAATACAACCAGTTGGCACTTATAGAAACATCTTTAAAACTACTTTTGAAATAGAAGAAGAAAAAGGAAAATACAAAGATAAATTTGAAAACATACTAGAAGACTTAATTTCTAAAAATTTAGTTAAATGGGATGTCCCAAGAAGTAGTGTCGTATCAAATTATGACTATGAAAATTTAGTCCTAAAAAGCTTTAAGTCTGTTGTTAATTACATTAAACAAGATGAATTTAAGTTGTTTAGTTTTGTATCTGCCGTCGCTGAAAAGAGTGTGCACACAGACGTAATCAATTATATTTACAAAAACTACCGAGACTTTGAAATAGTTACTAGAATTCCTGCTTTTTATTATTTGTTGAGAAACAATACGACAAAAATTAATCCAAGTTATATGATAAGTTATTACAAAGAGTTTATAAGGCCTAAGCTAAATTGTTTATACAAACAAGATGTAATGCTAAGTCTTACAGACAAAGAGTTTGTATCTAGTCACTCTTTACCAAAGCCTGTGATGCTTGACATCATTAAGTACACTAAAGGTGAAGGATTTAGATATGAGTCAGGAAACTTTAGACAAGACCCACTAATTGAACAACTATCAATGTCAGCTGTCTTAGATGAAGATGTTTGCAACAAAATGATTAAAAAATTTGGTATTAAAAATCTAGAGTTTTTAAGTGTAAACAAAAACGCGCCTGTTACAAAAACATTGATTAACAAGATAAAAAATCTGTTAGACGGTGAGGACTTAATTCAAAAAAACGAAGAGGAAGTTGCAAAAATATTTGAAAAAGTAAGTACTTGCTTTGATAACTCTCACTTGTCAAGAGAAGAATATTTATATTTATGTAGCATATGCAGTGAAGTATTTAAAAGTCACTATCGCTCAAACTATACTACAGGCTTTTCTAGCTTAAAGTATTACGTAGAAGGAAGTATGAGAGGTTTAATATATAGTGATAAATTTGACTCTCAGACACTTAAGAGCATGAATATTACATTAGAAGAAGAAGTCAATATATTGAGAAGCTGTATAGAAGGGTATTGGGAGTCCGAGTACGAAGAGAATCAAGAGTGGGACGAGTACGAAGAAAAAACAGTAAGCTTTGATTTGGTTAAAGACGGCGTTCCTTATTTAGATGTATTTTATAATGGTGAAAAAATTAAGAGAAAACTTTCTAGAGCTTATAAATTTCTTGCTTCAAAGTAGCTTAAACAATAACAACCTGTATTTATTTTATGAAGTTTAGACAAGGTATTGACTAGCTCGTACAACTACTTTAGAAATCTTTCAGAATAATATTACAGTATTATTTCTTTACCTTCTAAAAGTCTAAACGTTCTCTTTTCATTGTATTTCATTACTTTTCCGTATTTAAGACACATACACTCAGTACAACTTACTATATTGTTAGGGCTTTGTCCATCTTCACTGTAACAATTAAAAAACTCAATTAACACTTCTAGCGATTTAAATCCTCCGCCAAGACCCCAATAACACTCACCTGAAAGCCACATTCGAAGTCGATTAGGCATCCATCTATTTTGAATACACAGTTTTATTTCTTTGTCAAGTAAGTCAATTCCTGTGTTTCCATTCATAAACTGCTCTTTTGTAAAAACTGAGTCAAACTCGTTATCATAAAGGTTATTAAAAGACTTTTCATCTAATAACTTCTTAGCAGTTAATTTTATGTCGTCAAGAAGACTAATACTTTTTTCACGACACTTTCTTATGCTAATCTCTCTAAACGCTAATTGCCTAAGCAAAGGAACAGTTGGGAAATCTTTTTCAATGTAACGAGGTGATAATGCAAGCGTAATGTATGTTATAACTCTTGCATCTATTAATCCATGATGTAAAAACTTTGAAAGCTTAGTGCTACCTTCACGCTCATTTCTTGTTATATGATATGTTGTTAGCTTTTCTTTAAATCGACGATAGGCATCAATAACTTCTTGACGTATTTCTTCAGCATTAGCTTTGTTAACAATATGTGTGCTTCCTATGTTTCCAAAGTCGCTAACTTTTCTATAAGCGCAATAAATATCATTATTTGCTAGCTTATTTTTTGCCCAATAAATCCATCTGCTCTTTGCTGTCATTTTCGTGCATGAGTCTATAAAAGAATCAGAGTCAACTTCTTCAACATTTAAATTGTCAAATTTAAGCCCGCCAGAAAATAAAGGTTTGTCATAAAAGACTTTTTCAACATTTTCTTTTTTGCAGAATTCTTCAATGACTCTCACTGCTTGAGCTGTCTTTATTGTTTTGAGTTTTAAATCATATTTCTTTTTTATTTGACACGCAAAATCATCTAAAACTTTGTAATAGTATTCATTGTTACTTGTTTCATAAAAACTTTTAAATTTTTTGTCTAAGTAATAATTTGAAACGTGTAATACACATATGTTGTTATATGAATTTATTGCCTTATAAAATAGAAGACTGTTTGTTCTAAAGCTATGATCTATAATAATTAGACACTTCGACATCTGAAGTCTTTCTGTTTTTATTTATTTATGATATGATGATGTTTAATTTCCAGAATCCAAAAAATTTTAACTGCGCAAAAAAATATTAAAGAATAAATTAGACTTATACACTAAACCTCTAACCTCTTGACCCAAAGGCCTTCAGTGTTTTCCAGATCTATTGTTTCTCTCTGTGTCCCATTTAAATAAATAACAAGTCCTTTCGTAAAATAATGATCTTGTATCGTATCTAATACTATACAATTTTGTTTTATGTCTTCTCCATAAAAGCTTATAGTGACTAAGTCATTTTTTCTTAACTGTGATGCGTATTCAATGTTCGACATATACTTCTGGCTTTCCCCATCTAATAGTTAGTTGAGTGTTATTATTTATCATATTTGTACATATGTTAAATGGCTCACTGTCATAAAATTTAATAATTTTATATAGATCATCATAAACATAGTCTAGATCTTTTTGTAACATTGTAGTATTATTAAATACGTTTATCGTTCCGTCAGCAATGACCGGTCCAATTCTGCACATTATTTCTTCGATAATAGCATTGAAAGCTGCTGAGACTTGGGCCACACTAACTGTAAATGAAAACTCTTCAGGCAGAGTGCTTAAAGTATTCCCGCTAATATGTTGTAGTGCTTGTGAGTTTGCATTGTCTACACCTAATGTGTACACAGTTATACATGGTGCTTCTTTTGTAGTATAAATGCAATTATTGTTGCTTATACTGTGTATGTTATTTTGAACAAAGATTTGCGAAGGCTGTGTTCCTTCGTTAGGAGAACCGTCTGAGATTAGTAGTATGTAATATGCTTCATACTCAGTTGATTGTATTTGAGACATTGCTTCCTGTAGTGGTCTAACAAAATTTGTTCCTCCGCCAGGTGACCTATTATTAACAATAGATTGCACAGTTTGCCTATGATTTAAGCCTTTATCAATAAATGATTTTTCTATGATACCTTCGTTATAAAGAATAACTGAGTAGCTTAAATTGTAGTCTGCACTTATAAATTGTGAAACTGTACTTTTAAGCTGTGCAATTCTATTACCACTCATTGAACCGCTATAATCTAATAACATTATCACAGCTGCATTTATTATGTTAACGTCATGTTTTTCTTCTAAAACAGAAACTATTGTAGTCTTTGTAACATTTCCTCTTCCTGGATTGTACTCAGAAGATATCTTAAATTCTCTTTTGCACAAATCGTTTTCGTCACAAACTAGATCTAGCTCTTCACAGTAAAAGTTAGGATTAGGCATATCAACAAGGTGAGCACAAGAATTCAAAAACTCTTCATTACAAGCATGCTGTATATTGTTTGTAGCAATAATGCTTTGTCCTAGGCTTATGCTGCATGTATCTAGCGACTGTTTTTCATTTGCAACGTTTAAAGAAGTTCTTCCAAATTCTATTGTCAAGATTGCTAGAGTAGCCATTATAGCTGAAATCATTATTACTATTAATGCTGCAAATCCTTTTTTGTTTTTATTTTTTTTCTGCATATATACAATAATCTTCACTTTGAAAGTCACACTTATAAACAGCATCTTCTATTAAAAACTCAGCTTTACTGTTATTAATCTTTAATAGAAGACAATTAAGAAAAGTAGTCTTAATATTAAATGGTTGATTGTATTGATGACATAAATCGTATAACGATCCTATGTTTTCTTTATAAACACATTCTTTTGCTTTTTTATACATTTTTTTTCTTGAGATATATTAGATGTCTAGTGCCTAAGTAGTTCTTGTTTTCTATATTGTCAATTGACCAGTAGTGACCGCTTTGCTTTATCTTAGTATAAAACTCATGCATTAGCATTACGTCAATGTTAAGCCCGTTTGATTTCAAAATATCTGCAGCTAGTAGGTTTGTATTATACTTTTTATCACGTCTAATTGCTTTTAGCTCTACATATCTATTTTCATCAGGATGATAAAAGTCTGGAGTGTATTGTTTGTCTCTTCCATCATAGCCTACTGTGAATGTTTTATGCTCATAAACATACGGCTTCCCGGTTGATTCACACCATCTAGCATAGTCAGCTTCAAGTGAGGACTTAAAAAAGTATTGTTTTGGTAAATCGTACCTAAATCCACACCTTCCTGATGATGGTATTTCATGTAAGCCACTACTCTGTGCTTTGTTTTGACAATCTTTACTGCAATATGTTGTTTCTCTGCCAATAGCTTTATAATACTCGGTTCCACAGTAATCACAGGTTAGTTTTACTCTTTCTTTTTTATTAACCTTAAGATAGCATTCTCTAGAACAGTATTTAGATCCTCTCTTAGACTTGAATTCTGTTTTGCAACATTCACAGTTTTTAATTAAATACTTTTTACTTGAAATGTCTTTACAGGTTTTAGAGCAAAATTTTGAGTTTTTTGCTTTTGACAGTGGAAGTTTATATTCTTCATTACAAGACTGGCAATTTAAATTTACGCTAGGCATAATACACCTCCTTTAATCATAAATATATGACGACAAAGAAAGTATACAACGCAAATCAGCTTACTTTAGTTAATTTTAGGAAAATGAGCTAGCAAGTCAATTCCTGCATTCTTGGCTTCATTTAAGTATTTAAGAGGATTATAATCACAGTCTGAGCTGGTGATTGACTCCCAAGACTGTGTAATTCCTAATTCAAGTGATCTAGCTTTAGTAATACCAGTTTTGTTTTTAAATTTTTGTTTGCTTAATCTATGATTTCCAAGATAATCAGTTTCAGGATACCACTTAATAATATTGTCCAAAGAATTGCCGGACACT